AATGCTATCTTCCGTAGTCAATCAGAACTTGTACAAGCAATGAATGATCCACGTTATGATAACGATCCTGCATATCGCTCGGACGTTATGACTAAACTTGAAAACTCTGACCTTGGTTTCTAATGATTGACTGCCCACAATGTACTGTACAAGAGCAGTACGTTCTAGAACAACTACAGACTTCTGCGGGTGTAACAGATCGAACTGCACTTGCTGTTATTATGGGTAACATCTATCAGGAGTCAACCTTTAAACCTAACGTCTGTGAAGGCGGTACCATTATCCCATATGACAGATGTCTTAATGGTGGGTATGGTTTAATCCAATGGACATCTAAGCATCGATATGATGGACTGGGTACTTTCTGTGCTGAACGGAAAGCTGACCCTAGTTCTATAGAATGTCAAACAGCTTACATGATACATGAGCTAAGATTTAGGGATGACCTTAGCTCATTTCTGACTAATCATCAGACAGTCCCTTACTATATGAATGCTGCATACTACTGGTTAGGCTGGGGCGTTCATGGTAATCGAACACAACATACTTATTCTTTTTTAAATAAACTACAATGAAAATTCTTGCTATCCTCCCTGCAGCACTGTTCGCTGCTGCCCCTGTACTCGCAGGTCCATACGCCAACGTAGAAACCAACTCTGGTTTTGTTGGCTCTGATTACACTGGCTCAGTGACAGATGTACACGTTGGTTACGAAGGTGCTAACTGGTATGTCCAAGGTGGACCAGCACTGTTGGCACCCGATGGTGAAGATGGTGATGTAGAACTCTCTGGTAAAGCAGGTGGTTCTTATGGAATCAACGAAGCACTTTCTGTCTATGGTGAGTTCTCTTTCCTCACTGGTGACACCAATGGTTATGGAACTAAAGCAGGTTTGAAGTATAACTTCTGATGAACGATACACAAATCTGGCCAACTGAACCACGCATGTACATGGAAGAAATCACTGTGACTCACAACGAAAAAGCTGAGAAGCTGAATGGTCGCCTTGCAATGCTAGGTGTCATGGCAGCACTAGGTGCTTATGCACTGACTGGTCAAATTATCCCTGGAGTTTGGTAATGCCACAAGGTAAAGGAACGTACGGTACTAAGAAAGGTCGTCCACCTAAGAAGAAAATGTGCTCTTGTAAGTAATGGCTAAGAATGTCAGTCTAAAGATCGGCAAGCACAAGTCCCGTTCAGGTGGACTGACAAAAGCTGGTCGTGAAAAATACAATAGAGAAACAGGTTCCAATTTAAAAGCCCCTCAACCTGGTGGAGGAAAACGTAAGAAGTCTTTCTGTGCTAGGATGAGTGGTGTTAAAGGAGCTATGAAAAAACCTAACGGCAAGCCAACCCGTAAAGCGTTGGCACTACGCAAATGGAAATGCTAAATGGCTAAACCTGGACTATACGCAAACATCCACGCCAAGCGCAAACGAATTGCTGCTGGTAGTGGAGAGAAGATGAGGAAACCTGGCGCAGCTGGTGCTCCCACTGCTGCTAACTTCAAACGTGCAGGTAAAACTGCTAAGAAAAAATAGCTAAATAGAATAAGGGAGGTGCAATTCCTCCCCTAGCTCTAGCCAGCCAAGGCTTAAAATTGGTCTTACTTAATTTTACTTACCCAACCATGAACTATTACTTTAATGACTGCTGTACTTTCAAGACCACAAAAACTAAATAACTGGGAATCCTTTTGTAACTGGGTTACCTCTACTAACAACCGTCTCTATGTCGGTTGGTTCGGAATCCTAATGATTCCTACGCTGCTAGCAGCTACTACTTGTTTTATCATTGCCTTTGTTGGCGCACCCCCCGTAGACATCGATGGCATCAGAGAACCAGTCGCAGGCTCACTCCTGTACGGAAACAACATCATCAGTGGGGCCGTCGTCCCCTCTTCCAACGCAATCGGATTGCATTTCTACCCAATTTGGGAAGCTGCTTCGCTTGACGAATGGCTCTACAACGGTGGCCCGTTCCAACTGGTCGTCTTCCACTTCCTCATTGGCATCTATTCTTACATGGGACGCGAATGGGAACTTAGCTATCGATTAGGGATGAGGCCCTGGATCTTTGTCGCATACTCCGCACCAGTGGCTGCAGCATCTGCAGTCTTCCTTGTCTATCCCTTTGGACAAGGCTCTTTTTCAGATGCAATGCCTCTTGGCATTTCCGGGACCTTTAATTACATGCTCGTCTTCCAAGCGGAGCATAATATTCTTATGCATCCTTTCCACATGTTGGGTGTTGCCGGCGTATTTGGTGGGTCTCTTTTCTCTGCTATGCATGGTAGCCTTGTCACGTCTTCGCTCGTTCGTGAAACGACTGAGCAAGTTAGTCAGAACCAAGGTTATAAGTTTGGTCAAGAGGAAGAGACGTACAACATTGTAGCCGCACACGGTTACTTCGGACGATTGATCTTTCAATATGCATCATTTAATAACTCACGTAGTCTCCACTTTTTCTTGGCTGCATGGCCTGTGCTTGGCATTTGGTTCACTAGCCTGGGTGTTAGCACTATGGCTTTCAACCTTAACGGATTCAACTTTAATCAATCCATTGTCGATAACGGGAACCACATTGTCCCTACTTGGGCTGATATTCTTAACCGTGCGGGACTTGGAATGGAAGTAATGCATGAGCGTAATGCTCACAACTTCCCACTTGATCTAGCAGCAGCGTCTACCACTGAGGTAGCACTGACTGCACCATCTATTGGATAATAATTATGCCTGATAAAAAGAAAAAGGAAACAAAACATCCACTTACAGAAATTGTAAAAAACATCAAGAAACGTAACGAACAAATCGAATTCCTACGTGGATACAACAACAAATAACGTACTTACGTTCATCCATTAGGACGCAGGCCGCCTAGTCATGGAACGGGGGCTAGGTAATTGGAATTAACAATGACTGTTACTCTCACTTATCGCGGCAACAAGTACAACAAAACTGTGAATAAGAAATAGGCTTACTGCCGGGTTCAAGTCCCGGCTTCACTATTGGCATTGGCCCGTACGCGGATACCCTTTGCCGTCTAGACGGTGGGACAGACCACAATAAAATTAAATAACTCTGAACGTTCAGAGAGTCGAAAATAACTCTCTTTAAAAAAATGGCTTTTCAATCTACTGTAAACCCTGCTCAGCTAACTCAGCTGGGTCAGGCTAATCTAGCTGGCGATAAGCGCGCACTGTACCTTAAGTTGTTCAGTGGCGAAATGTTCAAAGGCTTCCAGAATAACACAATCGCTCGTGACTTGATCATGAAGCGTACACTTAAGAACGGCAAATCATTGCAGTTCATCTTCACTGGTCGTACCAAGTCTGAGTTCCATACTCCTGGTAACAGCATCCTGGGTGATACCAATGGTGCACCTCCAGTGGCTGAGAAGACGATCACCATTGATGACCTGTTGATCAGTTCTGCTTTCGTCTATGAATTGGACGAGGTACTTTCTCATTATGACCTGCGTAGCGAGATCTCACGTAAGATCGGTTATGCATTGGCAGAGAAGTATGACCGTCTTGCATTCCGTGCTGTTGCACGTGGTGCACGTCAGGCATCACCTATCACTGCAACTGGTTATGTTGAGCCAGGTGGTACACAGATCCGTGTAGGTTCTACCACCAATGACTCTGATGCATATGTTGCTGCTAACCTGGTGTCTGCATTCTATGATGCAGCTGCTGCTCTTGACGAGAAGGGTGTCTCTAGCGATGGCCGTGTGGCCGTATTGAACCCACGTCAATACTATGAATTGATCCAAGCAGTTGGATCTAATGGTCTTGTGAACCGTGACGTTCAGGGCTCTGCTCTGCAGTCCGGTAACGGCATCATCGAGATTGCTGGTATCAAGATCTACAAGTCCATGAATATTCCTTTCTTGGGCAAGTACGGTACTGCTTACGGCGGAACCACTGGTGTAACCGATCCCGGTAATACTGGTTCTTTCGTTGCTGAAACCATGGAAGATGCCTCTGGTGCTTCTACCGGTATCAACAATGATTATGGTACTGCTGCTGAAGTCGGCGCTAAGTCCTGCGGTTTGATCTTCCAGAAGGAAGCAGCCGGTATGGTCGAAGCAATTGGTCCACAGGTGCAAGTCACCAGTGGAGATGTAAGTGTGGTTTATCAGGGCGATGTGATGCTCGGGCGCTTAGCCTGCGGTGCAGATTACCTGAACCCTGCTGCTAGCGTTGAACTGTATGTTGGTGCTACTGCTCCTTCTGCATTCTGATTTTTTATATACATGGGAGTCCTTTCGGGGGCTCCTTTTTTTTAATTCTTTATTGAGAATAATACTCATTATGGCCTTCCCTACTACTGGCTCCAACACTGAGCTACAAGCTGTTAATCAGATCCTGGCGTCAGTTGGTCAGGCTCCTGTTACAACCATTACAACTGATGAAACTTTTATCTTAAATGAAGTTTCTAAATTTACTGGTTCTATTTCCGGTACTACTCTAACTACTACAACAGCTGACATTCCAGTCGGTACCTATATTGGTGGTCCCAATGTAACTGTTGGTACATCTATTGCCGTCGCAGGTGTAGAGGTATCCCCAGCTACAGACCCTGTTACATATAACTATACTATCAATATCTCACAAACTGTTAGTAGTCAAACTTTAACACAATCAATTGTTAAAACTACAGTTGAATCACAAACCAACCCGGACGTTGCGATTGCACTCAACACCCTAAGAGAAGTGTCTCGTGAAATACAATCAGAAGGATGGTCTTTCAATAAAGAATACGATTACCCTATTACACCAGATTCAAACAACGAAGTAGTTATTGCTAACAATATACTTCAGATAGATTTAAACTCTACCTATACACAAAACATGGATAGAGACAGTATTAATCGTGAAGGCAAACTTTACGATAAGACTGCTCATTCATTTGTTTGGACAGACGAAACATTATACGTTGATATTATTTGGTACTTTGATTGGCCGAGTATCCCTACTCCTATCCAATCATTTATTATTGCTAAAGCTGCTACGATTGTATCTAGTAGAATCATTGGTGATCCTAATCAGTTCCAAATGCTACAACAGAAGGAAGCTCTTGCACGTTCTACAGCTTTAGAATATGAGTGTAACCAAGGAGACTATACATTCTTTGGTACTCCTAAAGGTAAGAACTTCTATCAAAGCTACCAGCCGTTCCATACTTTGATACGCTAATGCCAGCAGTAACACAACTAGTACCAAACTTTCTTGGTGGTGTGTCTCGCCAAAATGATGACAAAAAATTATTAGGACAAGTAACTGAATGCATTAACGGTTACCCTGATCCTACCTTTGGTCTACTTAAAAGACCAGGGATGCTACATACAAATGTATTAAAGAAAGCT